ACATTTTGGGTTATAATACATGTAATTACATGTTTCTTTATTTGTGCTAACGTAATACGTCATTGGTAGGAGCCATTATGGGTCGAGTAGGTTTTTGTTGCAAGTGGATCAATGATCCTAGCGAAGTTGCTGGCCTAAAACCCTCAGCAGTGGATCGAGACTTAAACGGACGTAGTACTACCATGCGCTGGTTACGTGAACACAAGTCGGAAGCTGAACAGCGTCAGTGGGACATTATGAATCATAATGCTCGGGCGGCTTTGCTGTTGGTAGAACGTGTGGCCACCTTACCAGAACATAGACGCATGGTACGTCTGGGTTCAGAAATGCTACAAGGCTACACACATGAAGACTGGATTCCTTTTTGGAAACAAGCAGATGTACAGGACCATTGTGCTAGAATCTTTGCTCCAGTTGGTGAGGCCGCACGTAGACTGGGTGTACGTCTGAGCTTTCACCCTGGACAGTTTTGTGTGTTAGCCAGTGCCAATGAAGGCATTGTAGAGCGCAGTATTTTAGAATTTGAATATCATGCTGATCTGGCTCGCTGGATGGGTTATGGTCAAACCTTTCAAGATTTTAAGATCAATGTACACATTTCCGGTCAACAAGGGCCTGACGGAATTCGCCGAGTATATAATCGGTTGTCACCTGAGGCCCGTAACTGCATAACTATAGAAAATGAAGAAAACTCACACAATCTTGAAACCTGTTTACAACTGGCTGATATCTGCCCAATTGTACTTGACATACACCATCATTGGATTAACTCGGGTGAATATATACAGCCTGGTGATGACCGTGTTAAACGTGTTATCGATAGTTGGCGTGGTGTGCGTCCTGCTTGCCATTACAGTGTTTCTCGCGAAGATGTACTCGTTGGCCATGCCCGAGATGTCCTCCCATCCATGGCCAATCTCCTGGCACTAGGCTACAAAAAGCAAAAGCTTAGAGCACACTCAGACTTTTACTGGAATTCAGCAGTTAATGACTGGGCCGCTGGTTTTAGCCAGTGGTTTGATATTCAATGTGAAAGCAAGGGCAAGAACTTGGCCAGTGGTGAATTTGCAAAATTAGTGAATGGTCACTAAACTCCTGTAAAACTCGTTAAAACGGGTTTGAATGATGTTGCGCCGCAACATATATAGTGTTATACTAGTGAAAACACTGATAGTGTTTCTACTAGTGGTAGTGCTCATAAGAGGCTATCAGAATACTCGCTTAACATTAAAGGAGAATAAGCATGTTTACAGAAATTACAAAAACAATCGAATCAAATCAACAGTTGACAAAAGAGTTGGTTGCACAAGTTGCAACAGCCACAACTGATTATGCCCAGGCACTAGCCAAGGCCAACGCCAGTTTAGCAGAATCTGCTACTGAGCAGTTCCAAGCAAACCTAAAAGCATTTGGTGCCTTTGCCAAGCCAGCGTTTAGCATGTTTGGTTTAACCAAATAATTGTCAGCTATGTTGTTAAAAGTTTTCAATTTAATTGAGCGTTTATTTCCTAAGAACCCACGTCAAAGTGATATTGAACGTTTCATTGCAAGTAAGCAACCTAGCTCAGCCGCTGAAATAGAACACTGGATGCAAGTGTACGACAGGAGATCTAATTATGTTTTATGATTTTTTACAACAATTGGCCTTATACTTTTACGAATTAAAACAATTCAAAGATAAAGAATTAGCCAAGTTTCCAACTACTGGAAAATGACAATAAACCTGGTTTACGCCAGGTTTACCTTTACTGCTTCACCGTCAAATTCAATCTGCGGATGATTTAATTTGGCATAAAAGTCCACAGCAATGTCAACTAATTCATTGTAGTTTGTTATTGATAGACGTTTGTCAGGGAACCTTTTAACATTCAATTTTAAATTGGATCTTTTGACAAAGTTCACGGAATCATAAATTTTAAATTTTGTAACATCAACCTCGGGTTCACCTGTTAAATCTTCATAGTACACAACTTCATCGTAGACCAAGGCCCATTTATTTTCCACAAGATCCGTTAGATTTCTGCTGGATGCCTTTAGAGACTTTTCAAACAGCCCAGTATCTATCAATATTGGTTCTTGTATATTATAGGAAATCCATTCTCCAGTTTGCGTTGACCTGGCATTGCTAATGGCTGTATCAACTACTGATTTTCTAATTATTGCTATGGTATAAGGCTCAATGGATTTAAATTTATCTAAGAGATTTGCTGTTTTGAGATAATTCAAATGTGCAGGATGTGTTTTTGTCACAGCAGATTGGTCTGGATTGCACCATGATTGTAAGGCCCTGTCAATGGCGCCAGAAACTTCATCGCTGTTAAAAGACCTGTAATGCTTGTTGTTGGGGTGGAAACTTTCGTTTAAGATATTATCAAACGGCTGGGCAATTTGGTGATATATTGCTTTAAAAAGATACGTTGTTCCTGATCTAGGAATGCCAAGCACTTGTAGTTTTCTCATAAATAATACTTATATTGCTACATACAAGCAAATACCTAAATTATGACAAAACAAATTAAAGAATCAATGGCCAGCATCAATGTTGATCAAACAATTGACATTAGCCGCATTAAAAAGCTTGCTGGTATTATGAATGCTACTACGGTGGCAGGTACTCCTGTTGCGCTAGGGGAAAATGACCCAGGCGAGTATGATCAAGAAGGCAAAATGGCCCAACAAGATTTGGCCACAGCCGCTGATGCCGCCATGGAATTACGTAGTATATTAGACAGTGATGAAAACTTGCCAGAATGGGTGCAAGCAAAAATCACCAAAGCAGTTGACTACTTAGATACTGTACGTGATTATATGAAGTCAAAAGAATAATGAAAATGCGTGACATTGAAGAACCCGGCGCAATTGACATAGATCGTCTACGTCAACTGGCAGGTATTACCTTAGGCTCTGGTAAAAAGGTAGCTGGTAGCGATAGCCCATTGACAAATGCATCGGCTGAAAAAGTTGAATACATGAGAAAGCACAAAATTGAACCAGGCACCGACGCTTGGTTCAAACTTTGGTTTGCCCGCCCACAAATGACAGGAGAAAATCCATATGGAACAGACACATTTGGAGGACCAAATCCTTCAACAGCAAAACGCTGAGCCACTGGCAGAACCAGTGAATAGTCCCGATATCTATTACGTATATCCCGACTCGGATGGCTACGACAAGTATCGTAATCCATACAGTCAGCATTAAAGAACCCACCTTAGGGCACGTTGTCGTCAACGGTTAATGGCGTCAAACAGGCGGCTGCTGCCTGGACCAGGGTTACGCCAGACTCTGCTCAAAGTGAGCAAATTACCAATTGACAGTTAATCTAATAGGTGTTACATTAATACTATAGTCTAACTATATAATAAATGAAAAGAATTTTGTCATACGGTGATAGTTACATTGCACCACATCAACACGACGCCAAATTGGGCTGGTTACGTTTGCTGTCTAAGAAAATGAATCTACCTGTTTTTAACAAGGCAGTTCGAGCCAGCAGTGCTGAGTTTTGTATGTCAAATTTTTACAACGACATCAGCGATAATAAAATTAAAAATGGTGATGTCATTATTTTATCATTGTCCAATCCTGGCCGTGTACATTTTGAATTTCAAAAACAATATCCAGAATCTGCATCATTGTATGCTCCAATGTTTATTGACCTAATAGATGAAAATTTACCCAGACATAAATGGTTAAAAGAAAACAAAGAACATTTGAAATGGTACCTTACAAATGTTGACCTTGATTTAATCAACATAAATCATTCATGTTACATGCATGCTATACGCAATTGTGCTGAATTGTTTCCAGACTCTATTGTTGTTTTGATGGGTGGCTGGGCATTGGAAAAAGCAATACCTTTACCAAAACAAGCCCCATCAAACTTCTTGCATGTAACACTTCCTTTAAATGACATCTCTGAATCAGAGATTAAAAATTGTTCTTCTTATATTGAGTGGGTCAGAAGCTGTGGGTCTGATCCTAGGGTCAATCATTTCTCCAATCAAAATCTCGAAATATTTGCCAATTTAATATATCAAGCAATTGAAAAGCGTGATACCAGTGACATCACAATAAATAAATTTGAAAAGAATATATTTTCTAAAAAATTAACGTACGAAGATTATCTATTGCACGTTGATAAGGGTGACCTAAATTATAACTATAGAATAGTTGAGAATTTTCAAAAGAAAAGGTAAAATATGAAAAAACTTGTTTTAATCTTAATGTTAGCCATGTCTGTTGTGACCACTGGATGTGCCAGTCGCCATGCAGGTCCTGCCATTGCCGGTGGTATAGTTGGCATGGCCGTTGGTTCAGCAATGGCTCAACCTCATCATAGACCGGTTGTAGTACGAGAAGAAGTTGTTATTGTTGCCACAAACTGCCAGGCATATACACATCCAAGTGAGCGTATGGCATGTGAACGTGGTGCTCGTCAACGTTACGAAGAAGAAAAGCGCAGACGTGAAAATGAAGCTTACCGACAAGGTTTAGGACGATAAAAATGGGCCATTGGCCCATTTTACTCAACCTTACATTTGTTATTTACATAGCTACGTTTGTAATAACTTCAGTTTTGGTAATAGCATGAGCAGTATTATAAGTGGCAATTTTTGCCTTTACTGCTACAACTGCGGCGTCTGCATCATAAGACATCATTGCGGCATTATTTCTAAATAGTTCAAACACAATGTAGTCTGTTTTTCCACTGGTGGTTGCGGCACGATTCAATGCTCTTGGACCGGCCAATGTTTTCTTATCTGCTGGTGTTGCACCACTGGTTTTGTCCCACCAATCAACCGGAGTTGCTGGCGCAGTAACCGCTGGTCTTGTGTATGTTGTAATTCTTAATCTTGCCATAATATTTACTTTTAATTAAGCGGCAACATTTAATGTTGACCAACCTGTAGCACTAATACCACTGGCCGTGTTTTGAGTGTTAACTGTGGCTAAAACAGCCTGAACTGCCGCATCTGCTTCCCACTTGGCCTTGGTTGCTTCGTTTGAAAAAGCAACAAATTCAATCATTGTATTTGCACCAGCTTTGATAGAGCTGTGTGCAACGCCGCCCATCTTTTTAGCGGCAGCTTTTTGTTCTTTTGTAAGCTTAGTCCATGGAGTAGGTGTAGCAGGTGCTACAGCAGCCGGACGAGTTAATTTTCTATAAGTTAAAATCATTTTCATATCCTTAAAATTTACCCAACTGTTTGGCGTTAGGCTATGTTTTTATTTACCAAAACTGACAAAATAATCGGTCTACTTTAGTTATTTTATGTCAAGCTTGATGTCAGCAATGCCATTGACAACTGTCAACCGTTCATCACGAAAATTTTCAAAGTATTCAAGACACGTTTCTACCAATTCGTCATAGTTTAAAATAGTTTCTTTTTTATTAGGACTAATCTCTGGGTCAGATGCGTTCTTTTTTGCTTCGCCAAATTTGGTATACTTTGCGACTGCTAATTTTTTAATATCCAAATCCATATTACCTGTTAAGTCTTCGTAGTATACAATTTCATTGTATTTAATATCAAGTTTATTAATTAATATTTGTAATACTGAAATAACAATAATATTAATGCTTCTATGTATTTGTTCTTGGCTAATTATAAGTGGCTTTTTTGCTAAATCATATTTAAACCACTCTTTGGTTGCAAAACTGCGGGCATGACTAATTGAACTTTGTACTAAATCGCGTCTGACAGTTACAATATTATAAAAATCAGCAGATTTAAATTTGTCTATTAGATTATTATGTGACAAATAAAATAAATGGCCCGGGTGAGATTTAGTTAAAGCAGAAGTGCTGGCTACAACATCGTCAACTGACTGAGATATTAGTTCTAAGCGTTTTTCATCAGAATGCCCATGATAAAGGCGATGGTTTAATGCAAATCTATCCGGGTACAATAATGCAGTCTTGGGTTCAATTCTATTGGCAATCATTGAAAACACATAATTTGATCCACTGCGAGGTACACCAAGTACATGAATTTTTTGCATTTAAAACCAATCAAGTTTATTCAACAGTAACTGAAGTTGTTGCTGATGCAATAATACCATTTGCGGCATTATAAGCATCACGTGCGGCTAATACTGCCTGAGCTTCTGGTTTAGCTTTCCATTGAGCCATTGCTTCTTCTGTGTTAAAATAAATCACTTCAAGCTGAGTTGTTGGACTTGTTAAAGTGTAACCAATGGCCACATTCATATGGTTTCTAGCGGCACGTTGTTCTTCTGATAGTTTAAACCATGTGACTTTTGGTGTACTGTCAGGGCGTGTAAAAATTGTAGTTTCAATGGTTTTCATTGAATTGTCTCCTTAATATGAGTTTATTTAGTCAATATTTTCCCAATAATTTATACCTTTTTGCAACAAAAATATTGATAAATTTGTTGCATTTATGCAACAGTTTCCTTACAAACCTTACAAACCTTACAAATTGCTTAAAAAGAGTCAAAAAACCCTGAAAAAATCAGGGTTTTTAGCAGAAAACGGTTGACGCAGGCCCAATTTGCGGCTATAATACATACATGAACAGCAAAACAGTAACCCGCAAGCGCCGTACAGATCGTAACCACGCAATATATGAATTATTTTGCGAAGTTACTGGTGACAGCTACATTGGTATCACTGTAGTTGATGGCTCAGCATTGAGCTCTGTGCGTGGACGTTTTAACCGTCACTTGAGCCGTGCTAATACAGAAAGCAAGAACTGGAATCTGTGTGAAGCACTTCGTACATACGGTCGTGAAGGCTTTACACCTTACTTGCTGGAAGTGGTACGTGGTAAAACCGCGGCCCATGCCCGTGAGCGTGAACTGATTGCAGTTATGCAACCAGCTTTGAATTCGTTGTAAAATTACAACAAAAAACAACCAAATTTTGGTAGACACCTGGTCCAAATTACTGTATAATACATACATGTTAAGCAAAAAGGAGAGCACAATGAGCTATGTAATCGTTAGCAAAGGTACTGGTTTAATCGTTACAGACGGTCCTAACAAAACCCGTGCATACAAAACATTTGGTGCCGCCAAGGCAACTCGTACACGACTCTGTAACAAAGCAGGTTGGAGTGAAGACCAACTCAATATTGTTGCACGAGATACATATCGTGCTCCTAAGATTACAGTTCGTAATTTGATGAC